GGTTGAAACACAAAGTTACCACTGTGAGTTGATGGGTCACCAAAGTTAATCTTCAAGTCACCATTTACTGTTGTGAATGTGAAATGTTCTTCTTCGCTATTCGCACTTGCTTGTTTCTTCAGTCTTTGAATGCCTGCGATAGTTGGCTCAAACTCAACATTCCAAGTAGTACCTTTGAATGTAACAGTTTTGACTTTTTCTTCTACGATTGATTTAGTCATTAAACGATAATCGTTAACAAATGTGCCATCTTTTGTTTCAAAGTGAATTGTTGATGGAATTTCTACACCATCACGATTAGTGCGTAATACAGAGATTTTAGCGTGTTCATCATAGTCATCAAAACCTAGAATAGTTTTGAGTTTAGTTAAGTTAGGCATACCGAATACACCGATGAAGTCAGCAATAGGGCTGTTCAATACACCTGATACAATAACAGTTTTCTTTTCTGAAATTGCGTTGATAGTTGTCTCAGTATCAGTACCTGATACTTTAATTAAGTCTACGTCCCCTAGACCGTTTGTGTGTGTAATTAAATCTTGTAAATAATCTTTCATGTTTTTCCTTTGTATACCTATTTAGGCAGTTTATGTTATCTATTATAGTGGATTTTATTGCGTAAAGCAATAGCAGTTTACCCGAAGCTGAACAAATCATCAAATGTACTATTCGTATCTGTACTACTACGAATATCCCATTCAAGTACGCCCAACAAGTTATCAATCTTTTCATCGACCAATGTTTGTTCCATTGCTGAATCATCAAATGGCAACTCAGTAAACCATTTAGGCAATCTTAGTTCATCAACAGGATATGCTACGCTTGTAAAGCCTAGTGGATTAGGCTTAAGTTTACAAACAATAACTTTCATACCATCAATAATCTTTTGACTATATTGGTCACTATTCACTCTACGCAAGTAGTTATAGTTTAATGCCGCTCTCACGTGACCGGGCATATTAGCACGACCTGTACTACTCTTGGCTTCTAAGTCACCATAGAATGTAAGTTTGTTTACACCTTTAGGAGAACCTTTTGTCCAACTATCTTGTGCTGTTAATATACGCTTGAAGTCTTTAACAGCCTCAATCACATCATCACGACCTTTACCTTGTTGAAGAACCATTTGTAGTACATTCATTAAGAACTCTTGTACATACTTGGGTGTATCAGCACGTTTCAAGTCAAGACCCATAGCTTTGATATCACCTAGTTGTCCGTCTTTGTCTTTACGCTTACCTTCTTTATCAAAGATGTTAATAGCGTAACGCTTCTTGACCATAAAGATAGCACGATCACCTATAAGTTCACGACCAGCTTTAATGATTTCACCGTTCTTACGTGGAGCATGAAATGCACGTTCCATGAATGCAGGAAAACTTTCGTTTGCTTGGTCAGCAATGCTATCATACAACCCGATACATAGTTCTTTGTCCCATACTAACTCACCGCTATCAATCTGTGGCTTTAGTGTAGGGTAAGCAGTAAAGTAGCATGAGTCAGTATCACCATACACAATCGCATTGCCTTCATGTGAATAGTTACCTTCGACTGATTCATTGATAGTGCTCATCATATGCTTAACAATCTGACGACCGGATAGAGTAACACTCTGACCAATACGCTTGTCATAAAATCTACAATGCTCATTCAATAATGCACCATATGCACTGTTCAACAAAATCTTACGAACAAGTTGTCGCTTATCGTAGTATTCAAACTTATCAGTACCATATGCTTCTTTAGCAAGCTTCTGTGTTTCTTTACGCTCTGAGTACCATCGACTTAGTAGACCAGGAACAATACCTTCTTTTTCATAAGTAAAGATTGTACCATTAGCACTTAGCATCCAGGGCTTATGACTATCAAAGACCATCTTCCAAACTTCTGCCGCACTCATTTCTACACTACGACCATCTTCATAGTCAACAGTTAGAATAGTACCACGCTCTTGGTTCATAATAGATGTGTACTCTAATGCACCGAATAGATTCTCCCAGAGAATAGAACCAGTAACAGCATCATCACCGTCTTTATGACGTTTCTTTTCACTTGCTAAACGATTACCTTTGTCACTCATGTATTGGTCTGTGAGTGTTTGTCTGACTTGAGCAACGATGGTCTCACCTGCCATGTTGAGGGCACGAATAACCGAGGGATAGAGTGAGTTAATGTCAACTGCTCCGACCCACTCATGCATTCCCTTCTTGGGCGTAGCAACAAAGGCACCTGCTGCCTGCTGGACTTCTTCTTCATTTTCAACCTTTCGTTTTTTATCTGGAACAACTAACCCACGTTCGTGGGCCTCATTAAAAATTGCCATTTCAATCATTGCCACTGAACCCATAACTGTTGGAAGCAGTACTGTGTTCTCATGTGCAAGTTGATTAGCTAATTCTAAAAACTTAAGTTTGTTGTGAATCTTCACCAACAACATAGTATCTTGTCTGTTGTATTCAATGAACTTTTTAAAGTCTTTGTTATACAATTGGTCAAGAGTACCTTCATATTGTGTTTTGTTTTCACCGACTTCCATCTCACCGATAGAGTCTAGTTTATAACTGTGGCGTGATTCATAGTTATACTTTTTGTACAACTGTAAATAGTCCAAGTGAATGCGACCTACTAAGTCATAAGTTGTTTCACTCTTACCAAATCGTTCGTATTCACGTGCTTTGGGTAGTTGACCCATCAAGCAGAACTTGCGTGTGTCATCCTTACTCATCACACGTGTAACACGATTGACCATGTAGGGTATATCATACCCTTCACTGTTCCAACCAGTCAATACATCAGCATCTTCAATGAGTTGAAAGAAAACATCAAACATTTCCTTCTCTGTTTTGAAAAGCATTGTGTTTTCAAATCCATTAGTGATTTCTAGGGCTGTTTCACTGCTCATGTGTTTAGGAGCAATCACTAGTGTAATGCATTGGTCTAGCCAATCTAAGTAACAACTAATAGCAGTTACAGGATTGAATGGGTCACTAGTAGGACTGAAACCCTTCTCAGGATCAAAGTCTACCTCAATGTCAAAAAAGCAAGTATGAAGTTTAGGCGCATCGACCTTAAGATAGTTTTCACTTAGACAACGAAACACTACATTAATATCACTTTCAAATAATTTCTTACCTGAATGGATGCGCTTTTCTTTTTCAAACTCTTGTCGTTTGCGTGTACTGAAACGACTAACTGGGTCGCCATAGATGCTACGATGTTTACCTTTATTATCAGGGTAATACAATACATAGTTAGTGGGATACTCTTTATACTCTCGTTTACCTTGAGGTGAACGTTCTACTACATAGATGCGATCCTCATCCCTACTGTGAATGGCATCCACATAACTCAAAGTGTTTTTCCTACAGTTTCTAGGATTGTATTGAGTTCATCGTGGTCTTTGTTAGTCTGACCGAGACTTGCCTTGTGTGCAATCTTAATTGCTTTCTTCAATGTACTTGCTTTGATTTCAAGTTCTTCTGCAACTGCTTTGATAGTGTCGTTTAGTCCACCATTCAATGTATCAATTTCGTGTAGTACAGTCATACCCTCATTGACTAGTTGAGTTAGCTTAATCTTTGCTTCACCGTTAAAGGTTCTGTTGTAATCTGACATAGGTTCTCCTTAAATAATTAGTTAGTATACTTGGCTTGCGTAGAGAAGTCAAGTATTTTGCTTACCTTCGACAATCTTCTTGACCAAAGTATGCAATCCTGGGTTGACTCGTAATGCGTGTGGCATTAATTCATTGCGAATATAGTTTCGGGTATAGCGTGAGTTTTTGTTTGATTCATCTTCAATCCAAGGTACATTATGACTTTCACACCAATAGATGAATTCTTGCTTTCTTGTAGTTAAGAATGGACGTAACACATTGTTACGTGTTAATGGGATAACTTTGGGTGTGCCGTTGAGTGCTGAATGGATATATGTTTCTACACAATCATCTAAGTGATGACAAGTGATGACTGGGCCAAGCTCACTTAAAAAATCATAGCGTTCTCTGCGCCAGTATTCTTCCTGTGATTCTTTGCTACCTTTTTGACTGCGAGGTGATCCGTACAGCATAACAATACTATGTTCACCGCAGTACCTAGAAACAAACTCACTGGCTTTTTCACCGTTTTGTGTTCTGTGATTAAAATGGGCAATCGTTACTTCGTGCTTGCGACTTAGAAAGTCAACAACTGCCATACTATCTACACCGCCGCTACAGGCGACTGTGATTTGTTTGGGTAAGGGAACTGTTAGCTTAATCATCTATGCATTATAGCATAGATTAATTTTTATTGAAAGATATGATGGTTCTGTTCACCATATATTTTGATGTACTTGCCCGCAAGCATATCTGCCATAGCTTCGATTGGGCTACCCGGATAACTATCTCCGGGCTCAATCATATTTAATTCATCTTGACGAACGTGAACCAATTCGTGAAATACTGTGCGTAGTATATCTACTAGGTTACGATTTTTAGCATACACCCAAATACTATCATCACCCATTTGATGACCACCGGTGTGATGATTATTCTGTGCTTCGTCAGTATCCATACTGAGTTCAATACGTGGTTTAGTTTTTAAATGTAAACGTTGACAGGCCCACTCACAAAATTTATCAACCTCTTGTTGTAAATCATTATCACCACCTTCATCTAGTTTATTCTTGATCCAACTGTCAGGAGATCTATGAAACTTCTTAACAAATAAATCGTGTAGTGCTTTACCAGTGATACTATGTTTGCTAGCGATTCTTTTCATCAATTTATCGATGGTATTATAATCGTGCTTCTCTAAGCTAGGAAGTTTCTTAGCTAATTCACGTGCCGGTGATTCTAATATAATATCAGTATATCGCATTAATATGTTTATGATGTATGAGTTTTAATAACCTGATCATTTTCATCGCTGATTGTATGTGTTATTTTATATTCTTTTAACCATTCAGTATACAAATATGAATATTTAATATTATGTTCTTCTAAGCCATTGCCTTCATTCAATCCTTGTCCAGCAATAAAATCAATTAAATCCTGTTCAGATAATTTTGATGTAGCATAATCGTAGTAACTTACGAATTCAGGCAACTCACTAGTAAAATTGTGTTTAAGTTCCATATTTCATTCTCCCTTTTATAGTATATTTATCTGTAATGTCAATTACACCAAGAAGTTTTAGCTTCTCCGTAGTATTCTCTTGCAAATCCGTTCTGTATTAGCATCATTCTTAAGCTTTGTCCATCAAGTAATATATCGCCCAGTACACGCCCGCCATACTTATCCCAATCGGCAATAGCTACTTGTCGCTTCTGCGCCTTAGTAATAGCGTTCTTTGTAAATGCGGTAGCGGCTTGACCACGTTGGTCTTCACTTGGACATTGTGCTCTATGACCCTTCTCAGGTGTATCAACACCGAACACACGAATACTTAGTTCTTGTTTTAATGGTGGGGGTAAAAATGTTGCTTGAAATACTACTGTGTCACCATCAATAACCCTAGTGATAGGGAAATCATAGATGTTCATTGGCTTTTGTTTTTGTGCAACTGCAACAGTAGATATTGCTAGTAATAGGATTGTTATTATTTTCTTCATTTACTTCTCTTTATAATATATTAGCTCATTATAGGTAATACTTCAATGTCTGTACCCTGATCGTACCCATTGTCTCTTAGCCATTGAATAGCTAC